CGAGCCCTGGAGATTTGTATGATGGTTCTCCAAGGTTTCAAAAAATCCCTGCTACCCCTTGATGCACGCGATTGGAAAGATACCATTGAGGATACTGCGAAATCGCTTGCCCGGGAGCCCTCTGATTTGAGGGATGAGCTCTATGGGGAGTTGATTAGGACTGGTAACGAGTTAGCTCGAAAGTCCGGAGAAGTACAAGTTCGTAAGAACTTTACTCTCTCAAAATCCGCCTGCATAGAGATGCTCAGAGCAGCGGGTGGATTCGCAGGTTTCTTCCTGAAGAATTTGGGGTTGAGAGAAATTCCTTATCGAATCTCTCCTCCGATCCTTGTGGGGGATATCCGTTATCACGATTCTAGTCGTGTGGGCCTGTTATATTCGCGTTGTCCATATCAATACGCGGATCTCTATCAGGAAGTTGGGAAGTTCACTCTCTATGAAAGAATGATGGAGGGTAAAGCTCAGGTGCAAATGCGAGTGATCCCGGAACCTTTCAAGTTCCGTGTGATTTCAGTTGGTGAGTTTGATTATTACTCCTATCTGAAACCTTGGCAAACATGGATGTGGAAAACTCTTCAAAGATTTGAATGTTTTTCCCTTACCGGTGCCGGTGCTGACGATCTTGTCAGTCACGTGGAAAGGATCGTTTCTCGCTATTGGGATGTTGGGATGAAGTTTCTCTCTGGAGACTATAAGGCTGCGACTAATGAACTTTCGTCACATGCCTCAATGGTCTTGGCAGAAGCCTGGTTTAAAGACTATCCGGAGTACTTGTGTGTACTCAAGAATAGTCTTTTCACCTCTGACTTACTTTTTCATAAAGCAAGAATGGGTGTTCCAGGATTGATGCCAGAGAAGAAGATCCCTAAGGAAATCCGCAAATCTATGGACAAAGCTGTCATGGATTCTTATTGCGATGATTCCCAGACCGAGCTTCCCCTATCGTGGAAGGAGGAGGAGGCCTTGATGAACGTTCAGGTTCACGCCTCACTCCCAGAGATTGGAGAGATGAACAATGGACAATTGATGGGGCATCCTTGCTCTTTTCCGATCCTCTGCGCAGTGAATGCTGCAGTGTGTCGGATGTCCTTGGAAAAGGTGTGGAAGCGACGTTTTAGTCTCGATGATATTCCCTTGTTAGTCACCGGAGACGATTGTCTCCTGATTGGCCCGAACGAGTTACAACCGGGGTGTTGGGAGCTTATCGCTGAGTGCGGTCTTATCGAGTCTGTGGGGAAATCTTATTTCACAGATCGGTTCGCAATGATCAATTCGCGATACCTTTCGGTGGATACTTCCCCTGTGTACGTCGGCGACCGCGGGTACCTAGGTGATGCACTGTTGGACAAATCCTTCACTAAGAGGGATCAGGATGTTTGTCCTGTCCGATATGTTGCATCGATCAAACATGACGTGGGATACGTCAACCTAGGAGTTCTCGTAGGACGCAAAAAGGGGAGTAATGTTGATTGTGAGGTCAACATTGCAGAGGAGGTTACAGATGCTTCAGCGTATGCCTTCTGGCAATCTGCTGCCGACAACTTTGCCCAGATGAATCTTCGTTGTAAGAAGATTTCTGTTGAGCTGGGTCGGTATGTAACTTCATTCCAGAGGTTTTTCTCAAAAATACCTCTTCCCCTACACTTGAACAAGGAAATGGGTGGCTTCGGACTCCCCGGTGCTGACGTGACATCAGTCGCCCGGTTGAGAAGTCCCTTTAAGCAGTCACGCCGTGGATCTACGGTACTCGGAGAAGCATATTTTTCCGGGGGCATGGCTTCTGTCTTTGATGATGGACTCTATCCCGACTTTCTCGAAAGAGCAAAGTGGGTAGGAAGACGTCTCAAGGGTAAGGTCATACCCTCGGCCGAGTGTAAGTTGTTCCAGTTGGTCTTACCAGATTGGAACTATACGTGGGATCCTTGGGGGCGTAGCTTTAGGAAGCTGCACCAAGAGCCTGGGAGCCAGTGGTCTGTGACGACCTGTGGACAGTCCATGTCACTGTCGGGAGGACCCGGTGAGGACAACCGGGATGGAGAATCCACTGTAGAGTGGTTTAGTGAAGGCGAATACGTCTCTTCGCGTAGTGAAGAGGAGGTCGAGGCGATCTATGATTGCCGAGAAGTTCTCTCTACGCTTGGCCCCATGGAATTCTATGGGGAAATTGGGTGGTAAGAAGAAGGATTTGGACGGTCGGGAAACAAGTATGGTTTAGTGGTCTCACAGAGCTCGCCACCGATGAGCTGCCTGAGGCAGAATAGTTGACGGTCTGGTTATTGGGCATCCGTGCCCGCGTTGCCAAGAAGGTCAACCGTGCTCCATATTTGTTTGGTTACGGTTTTTGTTAGAAGTTGTCGAGGGGTTAGAATCCCTGTCATGGCTCTTGCCACGAATAAGAAAACTAACAATCCAAGGTGTACAGAGAGTACGATGTGAACTTGTGAAGGGAATTGAGGGGCGTAAGTCCGTGGCCTTATAAGCCATGGGACGAGAAGTCTGCTCCCCCGAAGTACAAGTTCTAGTTGGACCCTTGACTACATCTTCCGTGTCTACCTACCGGGCTTCGGCCCGGATTCCGACAGGTCATCTACCTTTCCTATTCAATCCCAGACGCAAGATTGACGCTACTTTCACTCTCC